GTCATCAACAATTGTTATGTTCCGAGATACAGAGGAACGTTCTGCACCCGAAGCTTTTTTCTTACCGAAGTATCTGGACGTGCCCTTGATAACGACTGAAATAGACATGTGCATGGGGTATCTCGCCAATAAAGGAATCAGACCAATCGAGGATCCTGCAAAGTACCCGGCGCGTGTGACACGAGTATGCGACGACTTACTCAAAGATCTCGGGGGAGTTAAGGAGGGGATAGTAAGACTTACTCCAAAAGATTACCCTCGGTTATGGCAACGATATCGTGTGAGCGGAGACGAAGCAGACAGATATGCTTTTTTTGTTAAGGACGTAACGGTTCCAGTCGTCAAGTCTATCTCAGACTATATGAGCAACAAAACAGGTGAGCCCGTCAACCTCGTGCAATCGGAAATAATGCCATCTAGAGTTAAGACTTATCTTGCAAAACTCCTCTGGTGGAACACTGTTGTTAGCATCTATGACACTTACCGATCCGAAGGAGGTAGAGGACACAAGTGGATCTCCGTTGAAGGAGTCACGGTTTTGATGAGTACTGGGATGTGCGCAATAAGGGAAAGTCGGGAATCGAACGAAGTATTTCTGCTATCGTACGATGCGTTTATTGGGCTTAAGGACGCCGTATATTATCGCTTTAACGCTCTATGGGCAGCATCTGTAGTTTACCCGGGTAACAAACTGCTCCCCTCTTTGATATATAATCAATGGTGTTGGCAAGAGAAGTGTCTGCAATTATACGACAACGAGGGATATGAACTAGCAAAATCCACGGAATCTCTCTCTAAAACTTTCTGTGCTCTCAGGGCAGATACCCGGATGCAGTTTCCGGGGAATAGCTATGAAAATATGTGTATCAAACACCAAAAAAAAGAGGAAAAAATAAGGCTTGCTCGAGGAATGGGAGTACCAGAGAGATGGTTATGGGAAGAATATCGCGATCGTGTACTGAGTCCAGCGCAATCCCTAACGGAGATTACAGAGTTGTTCGGCTTGCAGAAGGGTTGCATGCATCCCGACATCGACGTTGAGAGGGGCGGATTGTCCGCAGCCGGAGAAGCGAGATCACGCGACGCTACTCAACTAAACGACGCAATTAAACTCCGCGCCACCTTCTGCAGGATGTTTTGTGAAGGTTACATCAAGAAGCACGGACGGTGGCCTCATCTGCTCGGGACGACATCGGGAACACGTCTACATTCCTATTATTCATCTGGGACACTGGCGTGTAGCAGGCACGATATCCCTCCCGAAGACTGGGAGCAAGTTCATTTTGGGAAACTCTTCGAATTCGATTATCACCTGAATTTCTTGGAGGTAGTAGACGATAAGTCCATTAACGTAAAATATTCGGAGCGTGCATCTGCCTGGGATAAGAAAGTTCTCACATCTTCAGAACGTAGGATGATACTAGAGGTACTTAAGAGAGAAGAAATCGACCACGTACAATTTGTATCGTACATAGACGAATGGCTCATATCTCCTGATTGGTTTACGGTAGCTTTAACCCCTAAGGAGAGAGAATTTAAGTTAGCCGCACGAATGTTCGCGATGATGGTTTTAGAAATGAGAAATTCTGCAACCATTATAGAATCTAATCTAGCATCGAAGATATTGCCGTACTTACCACAGCTAACGATGGCTGACGATAAACTTTCTGTCCACCAAAGAATGCTTAAGCTTACATCTCCTATCAACGAGGATATGTACCTCCGACTGTTTATAGAACTTGATCTTTCCCGATGGAATCTGAGGTGGAGGGAACTCACCGTACACATGGTCGGGAAGGATTTAAACGAGATGTTCGGAATGTCTAGAGTGTTTACTTGGATTCATAGATTCTTCTCTCAATGTTTAATATATGTAAGATCAGCGCATAAGAAGCCTGAAGGTATCGATCAACATCCGCCTCCTGAGTCAGCGTTAGCGTGGCAAGGACAGTACGGAGGATTAGAAGGACTTGCTCAGAAGTTGTGGTCGATATGTACTGTTGCAATGGAAACTCGAGGAATCGAAGATTTAGACGGATCCTTTACAATGACTGCCCAAGGCGATAATGTCATGCTAACCGTAATGGTACCACGAGACACATCTGAAGACTTTGTACACCAATATAAGCGAGTCCGTGATTGGATACTGGAGCGCAGTGAGATCTATGCCGCGAAGGTTAATCAGGAGCTCAAGCCCGAAGAGTGTGTAGATTCCCCTAATGTTGTGACATACTCAAAAGTAATCTATATAGGCGGTGTCGATTACCCTCTAACTCTCAAGGGATGGGCAAGAACTTTCCCCACAACCTCGACTGATTTCCCTACCATTGAAGCGTACATAGCTACAATCTTCGGCACAGGACTTGGTGTTGCAGAGTCGGCGAAGGATTCTTTAAGAGCATACTTAATGACTATATACCAAGCCGCGTTTGTTACTAGATTCCTTAGACATTCTGGAGGACCGTACAATCAAGCGCTCAAGGATATTTCGTTAGGTCTAAGTGTACCTCTGACTAGACTTGCTCTTGTAACCCCTGCATGTACAGGTGGCTATTCGACTAGCGGTTTTTTCGAGTATCTTTATAGAGGTGGCGGCGATCCTGTCTCAAAAGCACTGGCTAGCGCTTATGTTTTGAGATCTTCACTCCCCGAAGCAGCTATGGTGATCCACAGAGTAGAAGACGATAACACCTACAGGATTATTCCAGAACTTGCTTCTCTTATCAAGGATCCTTATTCTCTTCCTATAGTACTACCTAGATCACCCGCTGACTCTGTAACAGAGCAAACGCTTGATGTGGTTAGAGCGACCGTGAAGAACAAGGATATCAAACATGTTTTAGAACTGTCGTCTGCAGACTACGAGAACAGTTTAGTCTCCGTACTAGCCACTATTAAACCGTTTAATCCTGTTATAGTCCACGATCTTTATGACTGTAGCATAATGGGAACGTCAGAAGCTATAAGGAAAATGTTCTTGACAACTAGGAGTATTCAGGTTTTGGCAAAACAGTCAGGAACAGGAGATATCACTCACACTCTTTTAACTGCTGCGCGGGATAATCTTTATATGAGAGATACACTCTTCAAGGGGATGAGGACCGGGGTTCCTTATAACGGAACATTATATTCACTAGTAGAGAAAGCTAGGCATCGCTGGTGTGAGAGAGAGGTCGATGTACGTGGTATAACATCTTACCTTCCAGTCGATTTTGACGTCAAAGTAGACGAAGGAGTCTACAAAGAGGGGTTGACAGTTTACTGTGGACCTACACACGGAGAAAAAAGGTTCAGTAGAGGGAAGGAGGATGCGTATCTAGGGACGAGAACGAGAGAAAAAAGAGCAGAACATGGGTACAAGATTCTAGGCGCGGGTCAGGCCAAGAGTGCCTTATCCACACTACAACGAATATATTCGTGGTCATCTCGTACACCTGATATAGGACAGCTTATTGATCATCTTTCATTATCGCGTAGCAATATTCGGGTGTCAGAAGTTTCAGATTTACTAACTACAATAATAGGAGGATCTGCATCGCATCGCTATGCGAACAGGGTGGCTGAATCATCCGCACATATCATGGGTCAATCGACTTTCGCCACCCACTGTATCGTCAATACAGACGAGGCGGGATTCCTCAGTGCCAGCAAAGACGATTATCCATTAATGTTCCAAGAATTTATATTATGGATGATAGCAATGTTGGATATCGCGAATAATGTGGGAGGAGGAGAAAGACGCCGACAGATCGCGCTCCGAGTAGGTGACAGCCCTCTAGTCCCTCTTACTGGGGACCGATTCTCAGTCACGATGCCTGTAGTGCCTCTGCCCACCTTTACAACAGCTCCCAGATTAATTAAGGATCCCACCCTCAGAGTAGTTCAGGACTCTCTTGTGCCAATACGTGACATGATCCCGATGCAACCAATATCGGAAAAACAAGCAATGGCTCCCGCACTGGATAGTTTGTTAATTCGAGCGTTGAGGTCGGATATAGGGATTGGAGGACTTCTCGACAATTTGCACACTCGCATGCGTATACCAGCAGGAGTTCTCGAGTTATCGCGAATAGGGGTAAAAAGGTATATCTCGTCATGTTCTAGAGTTGCAATCGATGTAGCAAGTGAAGTAGACATCTTCAGTAAGAGCATCCGAGGAAGGGATGTAACGCCGCACTATACTCTCCTCAAAGTAGGATATGCACTCCTCCAGCCGTTAGTGACATATATCGGGCATAAGGCGTTCCGACAAGATCCTATGCTGGTTTCTCTGGAAATAGGTGGTAAGTTGAACTATGAGGACGTTGGCACTGTCAAGGATCGTCTGTATGCCCTCTTGCTTGAAACTATGTCGAAGCACTTGAGAGATCCTTCGAGCGAGTATTATACAACACCACCTGTCATCTTTTCTGATTCGGGTATTGACGAACAAAATAGAGTGGTGCTCAGTCGTATCCGACAAATAGCTGGTATGTTATACGTTAAAGGCATCATCACAGCTCAGGAAGCGCAAGCTACATCTAGATGTTGCTCACGTGTCTTAGCAGATACATTACGGATGGAGAGAGAAGATGCGCACGTAATCCTAGCTAAACTTTACAGCGGGACGAAGACAGAAGAGGGCATAAGATTACCTCTAAATCAGCCTTTGAGGACGGCTATAAGGAAGCTCTTTATGGGGATTTCTCCTTGTTACATCTACGAGTGTACATCGGCTGCTGAAGAATGCTTAAGACTGTGGAGAGACGAACCGTGCATTCAAGCTGTCCAGTCTCCTTGCCTCTTAGTAGCGCGGATTATCACCCCATCTATTTTACCTATGTTTGGCGAAGTAGTACCTCTGCCCGCTCCCTCTTACACGGGAAGATCTGTAGCGCTTATACGGTTCGAGAGATACCTCGGGGTGGTTTGTCCTAGATTTTGTAGGGCTTTGTTCAGCTGGAGTCATGCAGCAGGAAGATTCACG